TACTTGCCCAGTGCGGTAGCCATAGGATTCAATTAGATCACGCTCTCGTTGGCCGACAAGTTCTTGAAATTGTTGGTTACGTTTGAATGGATCTTTAATTCGCCGGCCTTCTACAATTTGCTGCGCTTCTGATTGGGCTTGATTTAATATCTGCTTGCGTTGGTCCTGGCCAAGGCCAAACGATTTAGCTCTGGCGCCAGTTGCAATTAACTGGTTAATTAAATTAATTGCAAAAATTGCTTCATTCAGCACCGCCTTAATTGCTGGCGATAACGCAGCCCCAATGCCACGCGCCAATCCATCAATGCCATCTTGCAGCGTTGATAGCCGGCCTTGCAGAGTATCGCTTTGAGCGATGGCGCCATTGGCGTATTTGCCGCCAACGCTGGTAAGCCGAAGTATTGCAACTTCTACCGCTTCAGACCCGATACGCCCCTTCTCTAATGCCTTCTGAAACTCCTCACCGGACAACCCATACATCTTGCGCAGCTCTGTCTGCAGCGCAACGCCGCGCTCTTGGAATTGCAGCAGCTCTTCGCCTTGCAATCGGCCTTTGGCTTGCACTTGGCCATAAGCGGTGACAAGACCGCTTAATTCAGCGCCAGTAGCCCCTGAAGCGTCTGCTAGCCGTCTAGTGGTTTCTACTACCTTGTCCGCTTCGACACCAAATGCTTGCAGCCGCTTGGCTGAGTCAATCAGCTCAGTGCTGGTAAATGGCGTAACAGCCCCAAGCTGCTGCAGCTCTTTAATAATTTGCCCAGCCTTCTCGGCGCTGCCAGTTAATACTTGAAGACTGCGCGTCTGGCTTTCTAGCTCAGCAGTTTTAGCAAATACAAATTTAGCTGCTTGAATTGCGCCAAACGCAACTGCTAATTTACCTACCGCTGCAGCTACGCCACCAAATGCTTTCTCGGTGGACTGCGCCTGCGTCTGCACCTGCCGCAGCTTGCTGACGGCACCGCTGCTGTCAACATTAATGGCGACATTAGCGACAACCGACACAGCCCTACCGCCTTTGCTTCATTCTACGCTCTTGCTCTTCGTTTTGCAGGTCAAAAAAACAGCTCCATAAGAGCAGCTCTTCCATTGTTACCTCTTGGTTAAGCCGGACTAGTGAGTAGCCCAGCTCTTTAGCAATGCCAAGCTGAAGCAATAGTAGGTTGTCTTTTTTTAGTTCAGCTTTTAATGCTTTTCATGTCTACCTCTACCTCTTCAGGGTTGGTGATGATTGCAAGCATCAGTTGCTGCAGGTCAGCATCCATTACCTCGTTCTTCAGCTCAGCGATCTCGCCAGCAGCAAACAACCGTTGCCCCGCATCATCTACTGCCTTGGTGACCAGCAGATTCAGCGCAAAGCCGTTGGGGTCTTCACCACCTGGCATCTTTTGCGCACGCTCACGTTCGGACATCGTAAGCGGCGCTGAGTAAAACTCAAAATCAGAGCCCTCGTTTAATTTGACCGTACGCTTAACAGGCGTCAGGTTAGCAGCTTTCTTGAGGCGTGACAGTGCAGACGTGGTTGCCATGAATATCAGTGATTCGCTATCACTTTAAGCATAAAAAAGCCCCCAGCGCAAGCTGGAGGCACATGTGGTAACCGATCAGGCACTGGTGCTGAAGTCAAACGTCGGAGTACCGCTTGGGCGGAAGGTGATCTCCACCATCTGGGCATCATCAGGGTTGATGTTAAGGCTAGCGGTCAGCAGCACTGCATCCATGGCGATGCTACGGCTAAGTGCCTCAGTGGTGCCCTTGTCGGTGTACAGCCTGAAGCCGCAACCAACTTGCTGACGCTGAAGGACGTCTTCCACCATGCGGTTGGAAAGTGCCGCGTCTTCGTTGGTGACGTAAACGCTGGCGGTGCCGCTGCCATCAGCAAAGCCAGGGATGTAAGCGCGGAATGGCGCATACTGCCCAGCAGTTTGGCCGATGGTGGTTACGTCGATCTCGGCGCGGCTGATCTCAAATGACCATGACTGCACCTGCCCAACGGCGGCGTAGTCGGCGTAGTACACCTCAAACTCGTTAGGCGCTACAGCAGTGCCATCATCGGTGATGGCAAGGATGGTGCCGCCGGCCGTGGTTGATACTGTCAGCGCACCAGTGGCAGCGGTGTAGCTGAGGACGTAGTAGGTGGTAGCTGCGCTGATTGGTGCAGGCAGGGTGCCAGAGCCAGCCCCTCCAGTTTGGCTGTCAACAACCCGGAACTTAACAGGATCGCCAACCTTGAAGTTTAGGTAGGCGGCAACAGTGATGATGTCAGTTGCGACGGCAACACCAGCTTCGCCGAAGTTGCCGTTGGTGCCAGCGGGTTTGTAGTAGAGAGCGCCGGACGTACCGGACAAAACAGTGACGGCCATTGTCGTGAGCGGTAGTGGCTAGTGACAGTGTAACTAGTCTAGGTACGCTTCAAACGTCGCCGTAAGTTGCGTTTGGTAATACGGCTGCGGCGCTGCTGGTGTTACCTGCGCTGGGCCTGACGCCGGATCAAAAATGATACTGCTGAACTTGGCGCGATCAAATAGATCCTTGACGCGCTCTGCAATGGTGAAGTTGGCGGCTGTACCAGCGCCTATAGGGGTAAAGACATTTACCACCAACGTGCCGTTCTGCCGGTTGAAGCTGGTGAGCGTAGCGTAGTTATTGTCGCCAAACCGTATGAACGCCTGCAGCCATGGCGTGTTGTTAGGCGGCGTGAACGGTACGTTCTGATAGCTGACCGGGTAAACAGGCGCTATGGCCATTTGCGTAGCAATGCGCCCTTCGATGGCAGCGCGGACATCGTTGTAGGTGCTGCTCATGATTCCCTGCCGATCTTGGCTGCTGCAATTCTGACGCGGCCCTGGACATCTTTGGCGGCGCCCTGCACCCAGCCGCCAGGCGCTTGCTTGCTAGTGCCCCTAGCTAGCGGCTCCGCATATGGCAAGTTGTTGTGAACTGAGTAGACGTTGCCGATGCGCTCTTGCTGGTAGTTCATCTTGCGCAGCGGAAACATTGGTCCGGCAGGTGGGCTGGTCTTGTCGCGGCCAAGATTACTTGGTGATTGCTGCGGGCCTGCATCGTATGACCCGGCTGCATTCTCGCCCACCTGCCAACTAGCGCGAAACCTACCGGTATCAACTGGGCTGGCTTGCTTTAGCAGGCTGTCAGTTTCCAGCACCGCTGCACGCAGCAACTTTTCCATCTGCTGATTGCAGTAGTCGCCAATATCACCAACGCGGATAGTGCGTGCCATCAGTCCCTCAGGATCAGCTCGTAAGTGATTGGCTCGTTGTCCTGCTCGATGGTGCGCACCTGAATCACTTGCAGCGTACGGCCGCCAATGATGACGCGATCAGCCATCGTAGGTGTTGCTGCCGTATCTGCTGCAGCAACGATCAGCCGCTTGTCGCCAGCTTGGATCAGATCATTCACCTCACGCAGGTTCACATCTTCCAGCACACCACGCAGTTCAGTGTCGCTAGTGGCTTCGCTAACGGTGCCCGTCGTTGGGTTGTAAACGCCAGGTGTTACGCGGCGTAGTGTTGCAACACCGCCAAACTTTGCCATCAACTTGCTGGCAACTTTCCGTAGCGGGTTTGCAAGTGACATCAGAGTTTATAGGCTACGCAATGGCCATTCTGTAGTTTGATGCTACTAAACACGCCGTATAGAGTTGTTGCGCCGTCAAAGGTTTGCCCTGACAGCGTGTTGCCGTCGTAGTTTTGCGTAACAATGGCATCAATATGGGTATTGGTTGTGAAATGAATTGCGCCCCAGCGCCCTGTATACGTCGCGGTATCACCAATAAATGTTGCACCTATCGAGTAGTCAATGCCAAAATAGTTAGGCTGGCTCATTGTCAAAGCCTATAAGCGACGACAGTGCCGCTAGTCAATGTGATGCTGGTGAATACGCCGCAGATCTCAGTGCTTGCCTTAAACGGGATAGCCGACAGCGTATTGCCGGTCCAGTCTTGAGCAGTCAAGCTAGCGATCACCGAATCCTCAAGCGCAACGATCTTGCCGAAGCGACCAGTATGCGCTGCGGTATCATCAATAAACTCAGCACCGGGATAGGCGTAATCCATGGTCAGCTCCGCTTGATGGCAACGTTACCTGGTCCACTGATTCTAAGCCCTGTCAGGTAGCGTTCCATGATTGGTGGCACCTTATCAACGCCAACAGCTCCGTAGCCAAGGTTAGGCGTCACATTAAGGCTGCCGACTTGGACATTCTTGAAGTCTTCCAGTCCGCTAAGACCAAGCCCGTCTGGGTTGTTGTTGAGATAAACGGCCAGCACCACCTGCGCACGCTTGACTTGATCTGGGATTTCGGTGTCGGCGAAATAGTCGGTGGTAATACGGAACGGAAAGCCAACGGCGTAGGTGTTGATGTAGGTGTCAGGCTTGCGAACACCAGTTCGCGGCCATTGCATTGATTGGGTATCAGTAGAGCGAGCACCAAGAAAGCGTTCACGATCAAGCCTCTGCGCAGCGGAATACAACGCACGGTTTTTGTTGTCCGTGGTAGCGGTGCCCCATGCTGTCGCATCAGCGTCTAGCACCATGCCGTCAATAATCAACTGCGCATCAGCCAACGTCAGGTACGAGTTTGCGTCTGCCGCGTTTGGCGTGGCGATTATCGTGATTGCCATTGTCCGGCTCCGTTGGTATCAGTTTAGGCTCTGCAATAGAAAGAGAGGCCGCCTCCGTAGAAGCAGCCTCCTGTTCACGCAGTCGCCGGAAGGCGAACAAGCCCATTAAGCAGCAGCGCCCTTGATGACTGCAAAGCTAAGCACAATTGCTTGGCTTAGCGATCCACCAGATACGTTGCGCACTGTGACTGCAAACGATCCCGCCGCGACCGCATTGGCCAGAACGGAATATGCGCCAGCAGTGCCGGCTGATGCATGGTTAACAATCACAACATCAGTTGCAGCTATAGAGCTGTTTGTGACGGTGAAAGAAACGTTTGTAGCATCAGCCAAAGCAGCACCGTTCATGGTGATTGATCCTGAAGGAAAGTTCAGGGTTACACCAGTGCTCTTGCTAGTTGCTTGGGTGACAGCGCCACCAAGCCCAACTGGATAGCCGATCGCATTGCCGGCTACGGTTTCAAAGATAGAAGCCATGATTAGTTACCTCAATCGAAGTTAGAGGTGTTTGTAGCCCGCACGATCCCAAGGTTCTTGAGTTCGTACACCTTCGACCAGTTACCAACTGTTGCCAGTTGAGCGCGAGTCGGGTTAGAGGTTGTTACACCCCACTTGCTGCCAACAGGGTGGTAGCAGTAGTGCAGGTCGATCGACATGGCATCACTCTTAGCGAGGATGTCACGGTCGGTTTCAGTCTGCATCCCCATCTGCTCACCAGAGGCAACAGCGCCTTGGGTGAAGAAGTAGGTGGCATACTCAGATGAGCTGCCGCTGCCTTCAGTTTGCACATCATCCGAAACAATTA